CGGCGAGCCTCAAGAAGTTCGTCACCGGCAGCGGCGTCGGCAGCAAAGACATCATGGTCTCGACGCTCGCGCGCGACCATCAGCGCACGTTCAGCAGCGACGACCAGGCGGACGCGTTCGCGCTCTGTCAGCTCGGCCTCGCGCTGACCGACCAGCTGCCGCCGCCCTCGACGAAGGTTGCGCGCATCTACCTCGACAAGCTGCGCGCGGGCTACGGGCTGAAAGGGAACACGCTGTGATGCTTGACCAGATCACCACCCGCGCGCTCGCCTCGATGCTCATCAGCTGGACATCGTACCGGCAGCCCGACTTCGTGATCGGCGGTCACGCCGACCCGTACCTGCGCCGATGGCATCGCATCCCGCGCAACAAGCGGTTCAACGTGTACGTGCACGAACTGCTGCGCTCTGACGACGACCGTGCGCTGCACGACCACCCTTGGCCGAACCTTTCGATCATCTTGGACGGCAGCTACACCGAGCACACGATCGCGGCAGGCGGCATCCACCACCGCGTCGAGCGCCGCCCGGGTGACGTCGTGTTTCGCTTGCCGTGGCGCGCGCACCGACTCGAGGTGACCGCACCGTGCTGGTCGCTGTTCATCACCGGCCCGGTCGTGCGCGAGTGGGGCTTTCACTGCCCGCGCGGGTGGCTGCATTGGAAGCAATACACCGACGCGCAGGACAGCGGCTCGATCGGTCGCGGCTGCGAGGGTGCGCAATGACCTGCAAGGTGCTGCGGTTCGATGGCGTGCGCTGGCTCACCACCGGTAGAAAGGGCACGCGCGCGCATGCGTTCGAGCGCGATCACTTTGTGTCGATCTGCAGCGCGGTGACACTGGCGAGTCCCGACCAGTGGCGCGCTGCTGTCGAGCTGACCTGCGCTCGGTGCAGAGCTGCGCTCAAGCGCGGAAAGTTGGTGCCAGCATGACCTGCACCAACTGTAGCGGCCTGTTGCAGCTCGCTGAGCGTACCTGGCGCTGTGCGTGGTGCGATGCGCGGGGAACCTACGCGCAGGGTCCGCTGCTGCGAAACGGCAAGCGCTGGCGCGTTCGGGTGGTCGAGCACGCAGGTCGGGTCGAGCACTGTCGTGGTTGGATGCCAGCCGGCTCCATGACGCACGCTGAGCGCGTTGCAGAGCAGAAGGGGACGATATGAGCGACGACGAGCAGCGAGCGCTTTGGGCGGTGCAGCAGCTCGAGGAGTCGCGGGGCAGAGCGCACCTGCGCGCTGAGCTGTGGGCGCGCGCGTACGCCGCCGAGTTCGCCGGACTGCGCACCGATGGCGAGGTGCGCGACCATCAGGATGCTGACCACGCGCGACAAGTCGCACGCACCATCGCGGACGGGGTCGCAGCCGACTTCGATCGCTACTGCCGGGAGCACCTGCCATGACATCACTTTGCATACGGTGCGGGCAGCTCGTCGGCGACGCACGGCACGCGATGCTCGTCGCACTGGCACTGACGCTCGCGTCGTGTCGCGCCGCTGCGCCGCCCCCTATCGACTGGCCCAAGGTCGTGCACAGCGCGGCCGAGCTTGGCGGCCTGGCGCAGCCTCATGGCCAGACGATCGTCGTGTGCCTGGTGGGCGACGCGCCCAACGCCGTGCTGATCGCGCCCAGCGGTGCTGACGCGCCCAGCGCTGCGGACAAGCCAAGCGGTGCGGACAAGCCAAGCGGTGCTGTGCAGGACGGTGCGCCATGACGGATCGCTCCATGATTCACTCCGCATCGTCGCGACCGGCGTGGCTTGCTCGGCCGGGGGTCGGGATGGCGCACGCGTTCGATCTCCGCGTCCAAGCGAGCTGCTGCGGCAAGGCACTACGCGGGCCGCACCTGAGCTGGGAACCGGCGACCGGTGCGCGTACGCGCTGCAGCAGCTGCGAGGCGATCGTGTACATGCTCAAGCATGCAGCGGGGGCGCAATGACCCGCTACACCGCCAGCCATCTCGCCGAAGCGCAGCGGCTCGCGCCGATGCTCAACCCCAAGGCCCAGGAGCGCATCGCCCAAGCGCTGCACGGCCGCGAGCTGCGGGGCCGGATGACGTTCGTGCAAGAGCTGCTCGAAGCGCCCGACGTCGCTGACCGTGATGCTGTCATTCGGCGATGTCAGCGCGAGCAGGAGCAGAGCACATGAGCCGGCCAGCAATAGATCCGGCTGCCATCACGGCGGACGTCCCACCCGCCTCAGCAAAGGAGCCCAGTTATGATCCCAGATCCCAAGTCCGAGCCAGTGCCCGAGCCAGTGCCCGAGCCTGCGCCGGTGCCCGCGCCTCATGCGCCCAGCCCAGGCGTAGGCGTACCCGAGCCCGAGCCGGCGCCGCCCGAGCCCGACCCGCAGCCGGAAGCACCCAGAGGGCGACCGAGCATTGCCAGTTCGGAGCGCTGACCGCGTGTGCCCCCAGCCGCGATGAGCGCAGCTCCCCGGGGTGTGGTGTCGCGGGAGATCCGCGGCCGGGCAGTGTCTTCCTCTTGAATCAGACCGGGGAGCTGCGCTCATGAGCGGCGAGCAGAGCACCATGAAGACCGAGATCAACGCGGCGCTCAACAAGCTGCGCAGCGAGCAGCGAGAGCGCATTGAGCGTCAGGCGCGGCGGCGCTTGCTGGTTGTCGGGCTGCTGATGGGCGCCCTGTTCGCGCTCGGCATCGCGCTCGGCGTCGCACTGTGGGGACGGCCATGAGCATTGGAAGGGGTCGCATGAAGCACCGCGCTCGACAGCTGCTTGCTGCTGCTGCGTTCACCGCGATCGGCGCGGTGGTGCTCAGCGTCTGCGCTGTCGGGCTCGCAGTGCACGTGGTCGCGATGGGGTGGGAGCTGCTGCGCGGGGGTGACCGCAGCGAGTTCGCGGGTGATCACGAGCAGAGCGAACAATGGCGAGCGAACGAAGGGAGCATCACGTGACATTGGCAACGCTATTCATCATCATCGCGATCGTCGTGCTGCTACTCTGTGGCGGCCTCGGCCAAGAGCGCCTGGGGTATTGGAGCTGGTCGCCGGTGGGCGTGCTCCTCCTGGTGCTGCTCATCCTCTGGCTCACGGGGCGGTTGTCATGAACCCGCGCGAGCGCGACGAGAGCTTCGTTTGCCCACACCTGCACGGTACGATCCGTCGCGGCGATTGTGCAGCGCGGCACCAGCGGTTCGGCGGCACGAAGTCCAGCGTCGAGGGCGTCACCGGATGCTGCTGCCGGCGCTGTGATGTGGGGGCCGGGCACGCCCGCGATGCTCGAGTCGAGCATGTGCAGCTCGCCACGATCGTGCCCAAGCCGAGCGCGCGCAGGCGACGCCCACTGCTGTGCTTAGGCTGCGGAGGCCCCATCCTGGAGCCGCGCGTCTACCGCCGCGATCGGCTGCTGGATCTGCGCCGCCGGGTGTGCGGCCCGGCGTGCGCGCTCGCGGCCAGTGAATACAAGCGCCGCATGCAAGCAAATCAACTGCCCGAGTGGGCATGACAGGAAAACAGGGAACATGACGACAGCAGCCGGAGCACTTATAGCGTTGGGCCTCGTGATCGCAGCCTGGGTGACCAAGGCGCAGCAGCCGCCGCCCATGGCGAACGTAGCGGGGTGGGTGATCGCAATCGTGGGCACGGTGCTGCTGTTGCTCGCCGCGTTCACTGGGTGGGCGCCGCGATGACCAAGCAGCAGATCGCGGTGGAGGCAACCGAGTGATTATCTTCAGTGCGTCGATGAGTGTCGACGACGAGTCGCTCAGCCGGTGCGACGCTCGCCGGTTGGCCTGGATTGGCACCTACATCGCAGAACTCACCACGTGTCGAGCCACCGCGAGCGCCTCGCGCCGGACGCAAGCCAAGGCTGCGGCGGCCGCGGCGGTCGCTGACTACGATGCGTTCGTTGCGGGTGAGCCAGCAAGTGAGGCGCCGCGATGAGCCGGCCGCCACCGATGACGCGCTACGTGAGCGAGGTGCTCGCGCGCGACAGCGCGATCGCGGCATCCAGCGTGCTCGTGTCGTCGCTCGGCGTGAGCGTGAATGGCGGGCACGCGACGGTGCGCATCTGGTCCCGAGGCGGGTACGCAGGTGCGCTGACGATTGATGCCGCCGATGCCGAGGCGCTGGTCCGGCAGCTCGGGTGCGTGCGCGAGCCCAGCGAGCCCGACATCAAGGAGATGTGATTGATGACCTGGCTGCAACTGCGAGATGAGATTGAGGACGAGTTCCGGGAGCACACCTGGCGCGAACACGATGTCCATGCAGCCGTGGCATGGCATGACGTCCACCGGCGGAGCAAGCGTCGCGAGTGGCTGCGGAATTGGCGCTGGCGCCAAGGCGAGAGCGGCCGGCAGCGCGAGCGGGCGCAAGTCCATGCGTACTACATGCGCAAGCGCGTCGAGCCCGGCTGGTGCGCAGCCCGTAACGCTCGCAGGCGTGAGCTCGTCGCCGCTAAGATGCGCCGCCCGAGCGAAGCCGAGCGACTCCGGCAGCAGGCGCGCGCTAGCAACAAGCGCGTGTGGGCGACGGTGAAAGCCGACCGCGCCAGGCACGAGAAGCGTCTTGCGCAACAGCGGGCATGGCGGGCGCGGCATAAAGCCAGCTTGGCCGCTCGACGCCGCGCGCGCTTGCACGAGCGCAAAGCGGATCCGGCGTCGCTCGCGGCGTTCCAGGCAAAGCGTCGGGCGTGGCGGGCCGCGAACCGGGAGCGCCTGCGTCAATACCAGCGCGACTACCGTGCGCGCGTGAAAGGGCAGCAGCAGCCATGCAGGCGGGCCGCATGAGCAAGCACGACGGTGAAATGCGGGCGCTGTTCAAGCGGTACAAGGGCGACGCCCTGCATGCTTTGCTCGCTGCGTGCGGGCTGCGGTTCGAAGGGATGCCCCCGCCGCCGTTCGAGTATCCCTGCTATCGGCGCCCGACGACGCGCGAGCTCACCGACGACGAGCGGGCGATGCTCGCCGAGGTCGACGCGCAGCTGCTCGCCCAGCGGCCGTGCCCCACGTCCAAGCAGACGGCCGAGGAGTGGTTCGCGGACTACGCCGAGCGCCACGCCCACGAGTCGCCGGCCATGCGGGCGGCTGTGCTGCTGCGCATTCGACGTGATCGGGTGCGCTATGGGCTGCGTCGGCTGCGCATTGGGCACGAGCGGCGGTGGCAGCGATCGCTCGAGCTCGTCCGGGCTGAGACGGCGATGGCGCTGCGGCAGCTCGGGCATGAGCAGTTCGCGCGGCAGGTCGAGGGCGAGGTGCCCGGCGAGAAGGAGCTGTAGCCCCCAATGGAGCCCGGACGGTGAAGCGCGTGCTGCACAGCTTGGATGCGTCGGACGAGCGCAGGGCGATCACCCCCGTGCCCGCGCAGCCGACGCGCTGCCGCAGCTGTGGCGCAGCCCTCGAGCCGCTGCGACGCTTCGCCGGCCTGTGCCGCCCGTGCGTCCTGGCATGGGGCCAGCGGTCGCGCCGGGCGCCGCAGCCCCCGGCACCGCTTGCGTCACTGCTGCGCGAGTTGAGCCGCACCACGCGACAACGGCCTGATGGCCGCACCGAGGCGTACGTGCAGGTCGAGTGCTCGTGCGGGCGCCGGCGCGTCCTGAAGCTCACCACCTGGCTGCACCATCAGCCGCACTGCTGCAACCGCTGCCGGCTGCGCGAGGTCGACGCGCATGGATTCGAAGCGGAGCGGCCCCGGCCCCGCTATCGTGCGTCATGGCATCGGGGCATGCCGAAGTAGCCGAGGAGAAACCAGCAACCCATGCGAACACAACCAGCCAAGCAGCCCAGCCGCAAGCGCGACCCCGATGTGCGCAGCAGTGTGGAATCTACACAAACACGCGCGCGAGCCTTATCCCAGGCCGAACCGGGCGGGGGCGGCAGCGCTGCAGAGTGGGTCAAGCCGTCGGCGCTCAAGCCCTGGCCGCAGAACCCGACCAAGGATGACCCCGCGTCGGTGCGCCGCGTCGCTGAGTCGATCAAGCGCTTCGGGTTCGGCGCGCCGCTCGTCGCGCGCAGAGCCAACAGCGAGGTCATCGCGGGGCATACGCGACTGCGCGCGGCCAAGCAGCTCGGCATCGAGCTCGTGCCTGTGCGCTACCTCGACATCAGCGAGAAGGACGCGCACGTCCTGGCGCTCGCCGACAACCGTCTCGCCGAGCTTACACAGCGCAACAACGCTACGCTCGCTGAGCAGCTCAAGGAACTCGATCCAAGCGACCAGCTGCTCGCCGGCTATACGGGTGGCGATGTCCAGTCGCTGATGCGGGAGGTGGAGGGCGATGCCGATGTCATCGAGGACGATGTGCCCGAGCCGCCCAAGACCCCGGTCACGAAGCCGGGCGATGTCTGGACGCTCGGCAGGCACAGGCTGGTGTGCGGCGACTGCACGAAGGCCGAGTCGTGGGACGCCGGCGGCACGGTCGATGCGGTCGTTACCTCGCCGCCGTACGCGCTCGGCTCGGGCATGCGGCTACGTGGCCCTAACGCGAGCGGCACGAAGCTGTCGCCATATGCTGAATCCGAGGACGCCGCCGAGTCATGGCTGCCGCTGATGCGGACATGGACCGGACTTGCGCTTGAACGAGCGCAGGCGGTCGTCGTGAACGTGCAGCTGCTCGCGCCGAATAAGCGCGCACTCATGTGGTGGAACGAGAACAGCGACCGCTTCTGCGATCTGCTCGTGTGGGATAAGGGCACGAGCCAGCCGGCGATGGCTGATGGGGTCTGCAACTCGCGGCACGAGCTGCTTGTCGTGCTGGGAAAGTCGCAGTGCAGCCGCAAGCTGCCATTCAGCAACTTTCGCGGGACGCTCGACAATGTGTACGCAGCGCCAGCCGTCCGCGTGTCTGACAAGGCGGTCGACGACCATGGCGCAGTGTTCCCGGTCCACTTGCCCGCTTTCGTGATGCGTCGGATGTGCGGCGCAGCGAAGCGCTGGGCCGATCCGTTCTGCGGGACCGGCACATCCATAATCGCTGCCGAGCAGCTCGACCGCAGCTGCGTCGGCATCGAGCTGTCGCCAGCGTACTGCGACGTGATCATCGAGCGGTGGCAGAACCTCACAGGCGGCAAGGCCGAGCGGGGGTCAAGCTAAGAGCCATGCCCGCGCGCAGCAAATACACGGTGAAGGCCGGCGATGCCATCTGCAAGCTGATCGAATACGGCGTGACCATCGAGGCAGCGGCCGAGTCCGAGGGCGTGAGCCGCAAGACCATCTACAACTGGCGCGACGCGGGGCGGGCCGGCACGAGCAAGGCGATGGTGCAGTTCGCTGCCCAGCTCGAGCGCGCGCTCGCGGCGGCCGAGACCCGGCTCACCCTCAACGTCATCAACCGCGCGAAGGACGACTGGCGAGCCGGCGCGTGGTGGCTCGAGCGCCGGCGGCCTGACGTGTACGGCCCTCGCAGCCGCGACGACGTGCAGGCTGACGGCTCTGGCAACAAGTCAGACGTGCAGTTCTATCTGCCGGACAATGGGCGACGGCCGAGCAAATAGATCCTCCGGGCTCGAGGTCCGTCCGCAGAACGGATCGCAGGAGCGCTTTCTATCAAGCCGCGCCGACATGGTGTTCTATGGCGGCGAGGCCGGCTCAGGCAAGACCAGCGGCCTGGCGCTCGAGTGCCTGCGCAACTACGACGTCAAGGGGTTCTCTGCAGTCTGCTTTCGTCGCACGAGCAACCAGCTGCGCGGGCCGCAGTCGCTGTGGGAGCTGATGGTGGAGTGGTACCCAGCGCTGGGTGCAGTGCTGCGCGAGACGCCGAACCCATCGGCCACCTTTCCGAGCGGCTGCAGAGTGCACCTAGATCATCTGCAGTACGACACCGACAAGCTCAAGCACCAGGGCAAGGGCTACGGCCTGATCGGGTTCGACGAGCTGCCGCACTTTCTGGAGTCGCAGTTCTGGTACCTGTTCAGCCGCAACCGCAGCACGAGCGGGGTGGCGCCCTACGTGCGGGCGACGATGAACCCGACGGCTGACACGTGGGTCAAGAAGATGATCGCGTGGTACCTCGACGAGCGCGGCGAGTTCATTCGGCCCGAGCGGTCGGGGGTGATTCGGTACTTCTATCGCGTCGACGATGACCTCGTGTGGGGCGACTCTGCCGAGGAGCTGCGCGCGCGCTTCCCGCATCTGCGCCATCCGCCCATCAGCTTTACGTTCATCCTGGGGCTGCTCGCTGACAACAAGATCCTTCTCGAGAAGGACCCCGACTATCCCGCGCGGCTGCTGGCATTGCCGCGCGTCGAGCGCGAGCGGCTGCTTGGCAGCGGCCGCGGCGGCAGCTGGCTCATCCGTCCCGCCGCCGGGCTGTACTTTCAGCGCAGCTGGTTCCGTCCCATCGACGTCGCGCCCACCGACCTGGTGGCAGTGGTCCGAGCGTGGGACAAAGCCGCGACCCAGGTCACCCCGGAGCGCCCCGACCCGGACTGGACGCGCGGGGTCAAGATGGGGGTCACGCGCTCGGGGCGGTTCGTCGTGCTGCACATCGAGTCGCTGCGCGGCTCGCCGCACCAGGTCGACCGCGCGATGCAGAACATCGCCGCGCAGGACGGCAGCGCCGTCAAGGTCTGCATCTGGCAAGACCCGGGCGGGGCGGGCGTGGTGGACGTCGCGCACATCAAGAGCATCCTGGCTGGGTATTGGGTCGAATCGGTGGTCGCCCGCGAGGACAAAGTCAGCTATGCCGGGCCGTTCTCAACCCAGGTCGAGGCCGGCAACGTCGACGTGCTGGCCGGGTCCTGGAACGAAGCGTTCTATGCCGAGCTCGAGGGGTTCCCGGACGCAGCGCACGACGACCAGGTCGACGCGTGCTCCCGGGCAATGCTGGCCCTTCACAAGCCGGGCGTCCTCGCATACCAGAGCGCCATGGATGCGCTCAAGGTGGAGCTCTTGTCATGAAGGTCGTGCAGCGCCTCGACAGCTGGGTCAACGCGCTGACGGGCCTCGGGGGCCTACGCGACAAGCTCAGCTACCATCAGATCCTACCCGGCGTGCGCCTCACCGACGGCGCGCTCGAGGCGCTCTACGACACCGACGACATCGCCGCCAAGATCGTCGACAAGCTGCCGCGCGACGCCACCCGCCGGGGCTTCACGCTCGAGTTCGAGGGCGCGAGCGACGACGAGAGCGCCGCCGCGATGCGCGCGCTCTACGCGCAGCTCGAGGACCTGGCCGTGCTGCCCAAGCTGCGCGAGGCATGGATCTGGGCGCGACTGTACGGGGCGGGCGCGATGTACATCGGCGCCGACGATGGTCTGCTGCCCGCTGAGCCGTTGGCCGAGGACAAGATCGTAGAGGTGCGGTTTCTCAACGTGCTGAGGCGGCCGCAGTTGGAAGTGCGCAAGCGGTACAGCGACATCCACGGCCCGAAGTTCGGGCAGCCAGAACTGTACGCGGTGCGCCGCGCTGATGTCCGCAGAGACGCAGCGCTCGAGGTGCTCATCCACGAGTCGCGGTTGGTCTTCTTTCCAGGCGCTCTCACAGCGCGCAGCGAGCAGAGCGCCGGCGACTGGGACAACTCGGTGCTGCAGCGCCCGCACGATTGCCTCCGGCAAAGCGCGAGCAGCTGGCAGTCCGCCGCGCATCTCTTGACCGACGCAAGCCAGGCCGTGCTGAAGATCGATCACCTGTCTGAGATCATTGCGACCGGCGGCGAGGCGCGGCTGCGGGCGCGCATGGAAGTCATGGACATGGCGCGCTCGGTGTGCCGCGCGATCCTCGTCGACGCAGAGCGCGAGGAGTTCACCCGGGTCGCTACCAGCTTTAGCGGGCTGCCCGAAATGATCGACCGCTTCATGATGCGCGACGCTGCGGCAGCCGAGATGCCGGTGGCGCTGCTCTACGGGCGTTCGGCTGCCGGCTTGAACGCCACCGGCGAGAGCGACACGCGCGGCTGGTACGACGTGGTCGAGGACGCGCAGAACGACGTGCTGCGGCCGCGGCTCGAGCGCGTGGTACGGGTCTTCATGCTCGCCAAGAGCGGGCCGACGCATGGTCAAGAGCCCGAGAACTGGAAGCTCAAGTTCAACTCGCTGTGGCAGCCCACCGGCAAGGAGCGGGCCGAGACGCGCAAGATCAACGGCGACACCATCGCCACCCTGGTCAGTGCGCAGGTGATGCTACCCGAGGAGGGCGCGCTCGACCTGGCGCAATCGGGCGACTTCTCAACGATCGACGTCGAGGCGCGCCAGCAAGCGCTCGAGGTCGAGGCCGAGCTCGCGGCCGACCCGGAGGGCACCGACCCCGCGACAGGCGCTGCCCCGGTCGCCGACAACCCTGCCGATCCGAAGGTGCAGGACACTGCGCTCAACGGCGCACAGGTGACGTCGATGATCGAGATCGTCACAGCCGTAGCCTCGGGCCAGATCCCACGCGCGACGGGTGTTCAGATGCTCGCGTTCGCGTTTCAGATGTCCACCGCAGAGGCCGAGAAGCTCATGGGCGAGGCCGGCGCAGGCTTCAAACCAGCCCCACCCGCCGCACCCGCTACTGAACCCGCGCCGCCGCAGGGCGAGTAATGCCCGCCGTCAATCGCGGGTTGCTGCAGCTCGCGCTGATGGGTCGTCGACCCCAGCGGCGCAAGCGCCAGGCGGTCCCGCAGGCACGACAGCCGTCGGCGGCGCGGGTCGCGTACCTGCACGGGATCTTGCAGATGGTCAACGCGATGCACGCCCGCGTGCGGCAGGACCTGCTGCCGGCGTTGCGCCCCATCATCGAAGCGCACAACGCGCGTCGGCCTGACGCGATGCAGGTGCGCATCGACGCCACCGGCAGCCGCACCGCTGAAACGATCGATCGCATTCGCAAGGACCTCGATCGCGTGATTCCCGTGCGCAGGATTGCGCTGCTGGCCGAGCAGAATGCATTGCGGGTCGCTGAGCATAGCCGCACGGAGCTCAACCGGCAGCTTCGCACGGTCGCCAACATCGATGTGCACGCCGATCCGGCTGTGCTTGCCGGGCACATCGAGGCGTTCGTCGAGGACAACGTGCGCCTGGTGAAGTCGCTGATGACCGACGAGCTCGACGACCTCAAGGGCATCGTCCTGCGTGGCGCGCGGGCCGGGCTTCGGTACGAGGATATCGCCGATGACATCGTCGAGAAGTTCGGCGCCACCAAGCGCCGAGCCGCGCTCATCGCTCGCGATCAAGTGACTACACTGAACGCCGAGCTCACCCGCATCCGCCAAGAGCAGGTGGGGATCGAGCAGTACACCTGGTCCACGGTCAAGGACGAGCGCGTACGCAAGAGCCACCGCGCGCTCGAGGGGACTACGCAGCGCTGGGACGCGCCACCCACCGTCGACGGCGAGCTGGCGCACCCCGGGCAGCCAATCAACTGCCGCTGCCAAGCGATCCCAGACGTCGACGCGATGCTGCGCGAAGCGGGGCTGCTCACCGGCACGACCGAGCCGGCGCCCCCACCCAGCATGCCGCCGCGCCGGCCGTCGCTCGTGCCGCCGATCGTCCCGACGCCACCGACGCGATCGACGCCATCGACTGCTACTCACGCACCGGCCCCCGGCCTGATCCCGCCGTCGGCGACCGCCGCTAGCACCGCAGAGGAGATCGCGCTCGGCACCGTCCTCGATGAGGCGCCCGTACCGGCTTGGATGAAGGGTCGGCTCGAGGTGGCGTCCCAGAGGCGACTTAGCGAGGGCGTCAATGCCGGCGATGATGTCACGGTCATGAGTCCCGATGGCACGCTCTCGCGCGGCGTGTGGAAGCCTCAAGAGCGGGAGTTTGCCGGTGCGCGACCGGGAGTGCAGACCGGGACGTTTCACGAACGCGAAGCGGCGATGTACGAGCTTGATCGCGAACTCGGCCCCGGCACGGTGGTGCCGCCAACCGTCTCGCGTACGATCGATGGGAAGCGCGGATCACTTCAGCACTGGGAAGCGGACGCGCTACCCACCCCCATCGCCAATGCCAACCTGGAACTCGAGGCCCTTGGCGCGAAGCTCGCGGACGAGCCCAGCGTGCGTCGAACGTTCATGCTTGACCTCATCTCCGGTGGAGACGACCGGCACGGCGCCAACGTTCTGTGGCGCAAGGTGAAGGGCCGCTTCCGCGCGATCGCCGTCGACAATGGCCTGGCATTCCCCGAAGGGCCCCTAAAGACGTTCTATTTCCCAATGAGCGGAGATGAGCTAGCGCGCACATTGGTGCGTCTCGATGCAGCCAGCGTCGACCAACTGAAAAAACTCAGCTTGCCCCGTGTAGCTGGTATCCTACACAAGTACCCCGGCATCACGCAGCGGCAGATCC